AACTGGTAATGCAGAATACGTAGCAACCTCTAATATAGCATCAACATAGCTTGGTAATTGTGCAAGTGGAACTTTTCCAGCAGCATCAAGCTCAGCTAATCCTAATGGCTGCCCTTTAGCTGACAAAGTGTATCTGTCTATAATTGTCTGAACATTACTCATGTCTATAATAGTTAGGACTTCAGTACCATTAAATTGAACTAAAAACTGTACTGTTGTTGTGTTTACTACGCTATAGTCTATACCTGGTATTTGTAACACACTATTCACTTCTAACAATGCTGCTATTGTATTAGGTACTGTAACTAATACTTGTCCATCAGTAGTATGTGTCGTATATACTCCAACATCAGCTAATGCTGCTATTGGAATATTAGCAGTACCAGTTCCGATGTATACTCTACCTACGTCTGCTCCAGCTACGTAGGCATCGTAACCAAACTCCCCTATATCTAGTAAAGGTTTAACACCAATCGTATCTATTTTTCGTATTTTCATTACTAATACCTTATACTTCTATTGTAGATAACACACCAGTGTTACTCACAACAATCTTATACTGTGTACCATTAGGGCTAATTAAATCTAGTACATCAGAGAACTTTGTATCAACCTCATGGATTGTGTATGTCATTAACATCTTAGTTGCCCACTCAGCCTCTGTACCACCAAAAGCTCCAGTCTCAATAGCAGAGGTATATGCACTTTTACCAGTTAAACCTTGTAACCCTGCTGGTCCTGTATCACCTGTAAGACCAGTTGCTCCAGTGTTGCCCTTAACACCTTGGTCACCCTTAGAGCCCTTAGTCCCAGTTGCCCCTTGTGGCCCTATTGGACCAACTACACCATCAATACCATCCGTACCAGGTGCACCTTGATTAATCCCATAAGCTATAATAGTTGATTCTATTAACTCAGGTAAATTAGTAACTACACCATTCATGTTAAACTCCATTCTACTTGTTCAACTTGTTCTACTTGTTCGACTGTACCTATATAATTAACAACTCTATACTTTAGCAATTCACCATCCATGTAAAACTCCATCTCTGGTGTTAGACCCATATCACCTGCTGCACCTTTTAATATAGTTGTATACCTCCATATACCTGCTACCTTAATAAATGTTACAGTTGATAACATATTGTATGCCATATCACCATCAACACCAGTACTATCTAATGGGTCACCTTCACCAAAGAACCATGTACGTCCATCTCTAATAGTGGATACGAGTTCTGTGACTTCACTCAAATATCCTGCAGTAGTAGTAGTATTGCTAGCAGTTGTTATTACATCAGCATGTGTTAAGATAACATTAGCAGTTGTAGTAGCAACGTCATCTGTAATTGAATCAACTAGTAGCTCTGTAAGTGTAGCATCAGCTCGCGCTAGTCCTGCATTCTCTGCTGTTAACAGACTAGCTGCTGTCGCAGTTGATGCGGCTGTTGTAGCTACCATACTATCTAAGTGTGCATCTCCGGCATAGCCTGCTGTAATTGATTCTGGTGAGTACCATGAAATACCATTAAAGTACATAACTTTATTAGTAACTGTGTTAAAGTACACAGCACCTTCTACTAACGTATCACCAGCCCTGTCTACTGTAGGATTAGTATTAACAGCTCCTATAAAGTATTTATCAAGTGTGGCTTGTATAGCAACTGATGTAACACTAGCTGTTACAGCTGTGTCCTTAAAGGCTTCTGTTGTACTCATAACAGCTGTACTAGCTATTAAATTATTAGCTGTAGTAATAGCAGCACTCTGCACTAAAGCTAGATCATCAGTCACAATCGCTTTAGCATTAATTACTATGCTAACACTAGCATCCACTAGGTTCTTTGAAGCTAATGCATTAGAAGCACTAATACTAGCTGCTTCTTTGCTGTTCAGCGCGGCTGCACTAGCTGCAATAGCAGAATCTGCACTACTTGCTGCCACTATCGCAGACTGAGTTGCAGCATCCTTACTAGCCTGAATCGTAACTATATCAGATGCAACACTGTTAGCAGCCGTAGTAATACCTGTATACTTAGCAACTATATCCCCGTACACACCAGCATTACCATTGTAATCTTTAATTGTTAAATCATGATAGATACCATCAACTATTGGAGCTTCAGGAGCACTTGTACCTCTAACCTCTTTTAGAATGGTAAGAAGATCTCTAGCCATTGTAATCCTTTATATTGTTAGTTTTAATGTTTTATTCCACTTATGAGTAGTAGGATAAGTTCTTAGTAGTTCTGGATGAGGTGTACTAGTTATCTCATCAGCAACCCATGTTTGTAGGACAGTGAGTGGAGCAGCTAGTTCAATAGGTGTAATTATACCATCTTCGTAATCTATATACGTATTATAAAACTCTAACTCAAGAGGACTAAACGTTGAAGTTGCTTCTGTCTGCTCACCGCTGAAGTGTCTACGGGCTTCCTGTAGAAAGTTATATGACATCACAAATGTTGTAACTCCATCTACCACTTGTACATTATATGGCGCATTCTCTTTAAACAGTTGTTTGGCTACAAAGACACTAGCCGTACCAATTGAGATCTTGTTCTCCAAGTCTCCAACTCTACTAACACTCTTTATATCAGCGCCATTCAATGCACCCTGTATACCACAATCAACAAGGTCAATAGCAGCAACTAATTCTGTTGGAGGATATGTCATTACAATGTCCAGGTAGTATCAGGCTCAGCATAACATACATCACCAATTCCACCAGCATAAGCTTCCTTCTGCATTTGCTCAAGTACTTCCCATGTTTTAGCATTGTAGTCTTTCACAATACGATCAGCAGCATTAACATGAATACCACCTTTCTCTTTGCTTAAGTAACTGGCCATGTATCGTGCAACTGCAAACACTAATTCATCATCAATATCTACTTCATCAGTATCTAATAATGGAACAGCCGGAACTCGTATCATGTAGTCACCTTGTGTAAGGCGGAGTACATTATCAGTTACACTTAGTGTCATTAGGTGTAGTGAATCAGCCTGCATAGCAACTGTTGTTAGTGCATACTGAACAAGTCCCTTCATAACTTCTGGGTCTTTTGGTATTGTATTATCACCGAGTAATAGCCCGGTTAGAATGTTATTTAATGTGGTATAGGTCATTGTATTCCTTTTCTATAAACTAATTTAGCATTATAGTAGAATCCTATTCATTATGCATAACTAGAATATGCTGATGAATCGTCCTCTCTATGTATATCTCTCCAAATAGAGCCCTCTCTATCAGTTGTAATACCATTATTACTAGGTACATTCGGGTAACGAATCTCAATCATACCTAGCTGACTAACAGTGTCTATGAAGTCGTCTTTTCCACCAAATGATTCCCATGTAGTGTATTTAATCTGGAGTAACGCCTCCTTCATATCAGGTGTATCTTGTAGTTCAAGTGGAAAGTGCATCTTATGGTTCTGAAATTGTGGAAGCATGAACCTAAATCTCTCATGCTTACTGCCTCCTGAGTTTCTACTTAGTATACCAACACTTCCATACTTTGTACCCTTCTGCCTAGCAAACTGAAACCATTCACTACGCTTAACCATCATTTCTTTTAATGAAAATAAGTGAGCTTTCTGCTGTCCATCAATCTCAATACCGACCTCTACTGGTTTTCCATGTGAAGTCCAGAATCCTACCATCCTAAATAACTCATCATACTGCTCAGCTATACTTTGACGCTTAACACATAAATCTACTAGGTAGTAGTCTCTATTACTATTAACAGCCCATGCTGATATAGCAGAGAAGTCAGACTTCGCTTCGGATGTAGTTGTAAAGTCAGTGGTTATATAAATATTGTATGCATGAAGTTCTTTTAGTAATACCTTACGACTGTACCATTCAATTAATTCCTCAGGTATCATTCTATCCTCATCAGAGCTAATTCTAAGCATCCTTTCCTGATTAAATGACTTAGTAGAACTAGATGCTACTGCTTGATTATATTGCTCTATAACAGCCTCATACGGGTGCATATCAGGCCATGCTCCAACAAACTCTTCTTTAGGCATACCTTCGTACACCTTCTCACATATTGGGATAGCAACAGGTGTATACGCCCCTTCAGTAAGCATTCTGTAGTTAGGGTCATTACTATGAAACGGAGTAAACACGTGGAAGATCTTTCCTTTATTCCCACCCTTCAGTGCATTAATAGCATCAGAGTCTATTGTCTCTTTCAGCGTATGCATCATCGTCTCTGAGTATGCTGCTTGAGTATTAAGGATTGTATCATCAAATACTAGGAAGTCAGGTCTGTGTGAGCCTACGTTTGATCTAGTACCACGGATACCCCCACTAAATCCCATTGTACGAAACAGGAATGTTCTATCATCCTTACTCCCAGTACCTTTCCTAGTGAACTCACTCTCAGTTTCAGTAAACCTCATATCTTCAAAGTACTCTTTACAGAACTTACTGTCCTCACAAAGGGACTGAATACTCTTAGCTATAACTCGTCCACCACCCTGAGCTGATGCAGCAATACCAACTCCGAAGTGAACTAGTCCTAGGTCAGGAACTTCACCTACTATTGAGCAGTACACTGGCCAGAAGCACGTTACTATAGAGGATTTCGCCAAACCGCGCGACATCATAATAGCTATTCTTTTATTATTAATAGTAATATTTCTATTAACCTCTTCACCATACGGGTACTGTGCTCTACTAATATTACCTAGTAATAAGTCTACAATCCAGTAGTGAACTAAGGGTGTGTTAAACTCGAAGTCCTTACCCTGTACTAGTCTAATGATATTGAAGAATTTTAAGCTATCCTCTGATGGTATGTATCCGTTGAACGATAAGTCAATTGAGTCTAGTGCTGCATCAACATCAAACTTCTTTAGACTCTTTTTAATTTCACTCATATGTATCTACTCCAATATTATTAAAATCTATACCTATTTGCTGTACATCAATGATGTCTTCACCATTCTTCAGTCTAGTATGCTGCTTTGCACTGAGAGCAGCTAACTGCTCTGTCATAGTTTTCATTGCATTCATAGTAATCTCACCCTGATTAACAGTAATACTCAGCTTGTTTTCTTCAGGCATCCTAGTTAGTGCTGATAACTCTTTAGCAGCTAAGTGTTGTACCATAGGACTTACAAAGGCATCCTTGCCATTCTTATCCTTAGGTGCAATACCATTCATCAAATCAAATTGCTTCTTTACTGCTGCATGGAAGTAACCTGCGTACTGTAAATATATTGGTATTAGTAGCTCTTTATCAATAGCTACAACAGCCTTACACTTATCAAACATACTAACATGACTATCAACCTGACGACCTTCTTCAATTAGTTTATCGTACCTATGAGGAAATACTATTGCCCAAGCTTCCTTGTTGCTCATATTCCTCTTTAAGTTACAGTACTTAACAGCATTGATATAGTCAGGAGCACTGATCCTACTAGTAGTGAGAACACTTAAGTAGGACATGAAGTCTTCCTCTAGTAACTCCTGTGGTAATCCAGTATCAGCTCCCATTGAGTTTACTAGATCAACAACTTCTTGTGTTATAGATGTTGAGCTACCCTTTGGCATAAACTTCTTTAACTTCTCTACTGTTATATTCTGACTAGTAACAGGAACTGCTCTAACAGAAGCCTCATTAGCCATATTAACAATCTCACTTATATTCTTAGCCATTACTTACGTCCTTTATAGTGTAATGATACACACCCTTGCCTATCTGTTTAATACTCAAGTATCCTGCCTTTATTAATTCACTCTTATACTTTCTATGACTACTAACACCAAGGTTGGTAAACTCCATTAGTGTCTCATCAGTTATGTAGAAGTTTTTATAGTGTAGAATAGCTAGTAGGTAGAATGCCTCAGAACTTAACGTACTAAGTGCCTTACTCCATGCGATATCAGTTGTTGGTGTTTTATTTAACATTTAGTTCCTTTTGTGAAAGTATAGCTAAATAGTAGTAGTTAGATTATAATAGGTGTTAGAAGGATAGAGGAAGTAGTTAAGTTCCTCTAAGAGAATTATCTCAAATCAATTATGTGGTTAGTGGATATGCTACTAGGATTTGAACCTAGATCTTCAAGACTAAATCCTGATGTCTTGTCATTAGACGATAGCATAGTAGGTGGAGGGACTTATGCCCTCCTATTAATACCAGTAACTTCTATCCGTGTACTGATTGACGGTAACTATATACTACTTCTTAGGTTTAGTGCCTTTACCTTTTGCCTTACAAGCCAAGTGGACCTCCTTATTTAGATTTGGTAGTATACTATATTTTTTTAAGTAGTGCATCCTCTTCAACTTCTTCTTGCATCTGCAGGATAGTAGTTATATCAATCAGACTATTAACCATAGCTTTATATGGTTCTTTATCAAACAATGCTTTAACCATTGGGTCTTTAAATCCTTTTACTAGATCAATAAATACCTCTTCAATCATACCAGCAGTTAAATCCTCATCATTCCAACTACCACTGATCTTAAGTGTTTCTTTAAGTCTACGCATAACTCTACGCTTCTCTTCCTTCTTCATCATAGCCATCTTATGTTTACCTTTAGCACCCATTGCCATTTCTTCTAAATCTTCATACTCTTCCATTACAACTCCTATCATTTGTTAAAGTCCTTAGCATTTTCAGCAAAACTGCTTTATCTCTATCTCTCTTAGTAACAGGATTGTTTGAGGCTTTACCACCTTAGCAATACACTTAACTGTTACACCTATTTCGCCAATACTCTTACAGTATTTAGTGAATGTTCATTTGTTCTTTGGGTCAAGTTTGATCTTACCTAGTCCCTCTTCCACTTACCTTCCTTTACTAATTGAAGTATATGGTGCGGTACTCCTATAGTGTCAATACCACTGTCTGGTCTGGCTGCATACCTAGCTAAGTTACCAATATACCCAGGTATATTCATCTGTTGTACTGATGGTGTGAATATAGTACCAAGTCCAAGCTGACTCTCTTCTCTCCAATGACCTCCTTGATTAGTTTGGCTATGTAGTGTAGCCTCATCACTAAACGTTATATGGTTAGGCAGTTTACCAGCATCACTGAAATGCGCATTAGGCCCTGCTGCATTAGAGTTACCAGCAAGAGCATTTAGAGCATAACTGTAGTCAGGTGTGTATCCTCTCTTACTTGCAGCTGTAGCTTCAGCCTTATCGTACTAAATACCAGTAGCGATATTACCAGACCTACTAAGTGCAGTAGCCTTATCCATTGCTTTAGTGCGTATATGAGCCAAAATCCTTTATTCATACACTCCGCCACTACCAACCAATGCAAGCATTTGGGATGTCTGTGCTCCAATGCCATTTATATATTCACTATTCTCTTTTGTCACAGTAGTCCTTTAAAGATAGAAGTATACAACATATTAGAAGGGCAACTTATCAGGAGTATCAGTAGGAGCTGTGTAGGTGAAGTCAGGTACAAGCCCTTCTATCACAGCCTCAAAAGCCTGCACTGCATCATCACTATTTTCTGGTAAGACAAAACACTCTGTTACACCATCAAACTTATGATTAGTCTCATACCTGTAGTTGACAAAGAATTTGTGGAGTGTTGTCTCGTACTCAAACACTTTATCAGCATCTACTTCTCTATCTCTCTTAATACTAATCTTAGCTGTACACCTAAACTTATCAAAGATACTAGAGTTAATCTGCATCATACGCTCTTTACTACTTTCACCACTAGCTTTACCTATCTTTATCACCTGGATACCAGATGGCATCTCTATGACCATTAAATAGAGGCGTTGCTTCTTTATAGGACTAGAATCAACTCTAAGGAATGCCATTACTTAAATAATCCCTTAAACCAGGCTATAAAAGACCATCTCTTATTAGTAGCTATACTAGTTGTAACCATACCCATAAATCCCATCTGTGTAGCTTTAGCAGTGCACATGAATAATTTAGAATGGATCTCTCCACAATACTCACAATTAAAGGAGACTAAACTACTATTAGCAATATCATCCATTATACTAGTAGTTAGCCTAGCAGCACAGCTACACTGAACATCTATTGTATTAACCTGACCGCACACCTTACATGTACCAATAAACATTATCTATCTCCTTTGGTAATACCCTTATCACTACTAATAATAATACTACACTTAGGACATATCTTAGTATTAAATATCTTAACTACAGGAACTACACTCACCTTACAATGAGGGCATATGATACTAGTCTCCATTATATATCCTCTATACAGAAGTTAGCAATAGTAACTGCAATAGTCTCAGGGTGATATCCAATGGTTACTGAGAACTTTATAAACTTCTCAAACAATTCATGGTATGTAGCATCATTACTAATCTCCATTGACATCATAACAGCATCTTCATCGTATTGGTGGTGTAGTATCATCAGTTACTACTTTACTATCAGTTTACTGCATACACTGCAGATTATCTTAGACCTGCTACGGTTCTTTACTACCATAGGAGTGCATACATGAGTATCAGTTTTAATTAGGTTAGTTTCTTCAGGTGTAGGTATTATATCATCCAGTACTATATCAGTTATGACCATCTCATTAGTACCTTCAATTACTTCTTCCACCACTATATCAGTTAGATCTATTTCAGTAGTTTCTATTACTTCATTCTCATCTATTACTTTAGCTTTTGCCATTGTTATACCCTTAATTTAATTTGTGGAAGTATATCATATGTTGTATAGAAGGTCTACAGCTGTTTTAGTTCTGTATCTGATCAATTATAGCTTTTGCAGTTAGTCGTGTCTCCTATGGCCCTTAAAATGATTGTAGTAACGGTAATTCTCTAGTCAGTTTTAGTAGTTATGTTGCAGTTAGTTGTTGGATGGTGAGGCAATCATTTGCCGTTTGTTGTTGGTAGTGGTAGCGGCTTAAGCGGCTTAAGGTAATATTTTTTTATTTTTGGAAATGCTCTTAGTATAGCCGGAAGAGCCCTCCATCTCCAGTACTACCCCCCTGTATAAACCACCAGAAAGGGGACCCATTTATCGAGCCACTAATGTAACCAGCTATGCTAAGAGCTAACCAATGGTGGACTCTCCTGTTACTTGTATTTCTATTGTAGTAATGAGATAGATAGTATATATCTTAGTGAGACCTAGCAACACTAGCCATCTCTTAACATCGTTGAGCTTAGGCTCTGTTAGAATACTAAAATCCTAGGAGGACTTTATGTGGACTGTAGATACAAGCGGTGTAGTAACCGTAATTCGTCCGTTAGACCCTAAAAGGGGTTAACGAAGATTACTATAGTAGATACTTCTATTATAGTAATGGAATAAGGCTACGGTCTTGGTGTGTAGATATTCTTAATTTACAAGAAGCTACACGGTTGAGCTTAGGCTCTGTTAGAATACTAAAATCCTAGGAGGATTATTACAATGGCAACTACACAAACAACAACTCAAAATACGTATACGCGAAAGCAAGGCAGACTTACCAAAGTATGGCACGGCAGTTTCGATATAATAGATTCAGCATTCACAACCACTCACGCAGTGGTAACTAATGGAGGACAGGCCGTGGCTAACACGGCGAAGTTAATAAACACCATAGTGTCGGGGGGTTCAGAGTTAGGCATCATAATGATGAACTCGGTGATAGACGAGATGATAGTTGACGCTGTTATATCTAGCCTACACGGGGAGAAGGAAGTAGCTGAGGCACTAAACGCCTCAGGCTTAACGCAGGCACAATTCGACGAAGTTAAGGCTCGTCTTCTAAGGGGGACGCTCAATGCCTAGTAGTAATATCAGACTACTACAGCAATTCCTAGCACGCCACCCAAAAGGCACTGCTAGAGGATTCAACAACTATATAAGAATAGTTAAATCCTTAGAAGCACTACGCAAGTAGTAGCCTCTATTTAGAAATGAGAGAATATCTCTTATATCAACAAATAGCCTCGAGCTATTGAGGCAAAGGATATAAAATGTCATACACAACAAAAATGAACTTTGACTTTGAGAAGTACGAAAATGAACTGAATATATATTTAAAAGATAGAAAAATAACAGGTGAACTAAGTTACTGTATCACTAACAACCCCAAATATACAGATGAGTTTACAAAAGTGGCGAAAATTAATGCCACGTTTGGCAATACTTCGATTAAATTCGAAATCGAAGACACTGGTGCACTAGCATCAGGTCATTTATATATTAGATGCTGGGTTGAATTAACTGTTATTGTAGAAGTTGAAAAAACAAGGCATAAATTGGGAAATGTAGAGCGTTTACCCGTGTGGATGGATGGTACCACAGTTACTATCCATAACAAAGGGATAAGGTATTGTCTAGAAGACTTGGTGAGCTTGCTCGCCAATGTTGACGATGACGACTTCTTACGAAGTATAATAGTAAAAGAAGTGGTCAGAAATGACACACAGGTACAAAGAGCCAATCCAGAGATTACTTTGGGAAATCCCAATCAAAGACAACTCTAACGGTGGTTAAAGTCCTCGATGAGGCAAAGGATATAAAATGTTATACACAAAATCAACACCTCGAACTGAAGTACCTTGTCCACGGAATATGACTGCAGAATTAGCATCTGCTATAGTAGAAGAATATGTAGAATTCTTCACTCCTGTATTCACTAAGGAAGATTGTCTTACGCAACCTAAGTCGGTGTATGCCACAATAATAAATGCACCTTACTCAAACGGTGCTACATTGGAAACCCTACTAGGGTCAACCAACGCTCAACTGGAGATGAAGCGAATAATGTTTCATCTCACAACAGGCAGTTTTTACGTAGCTCCACGAGTAGCAACTGCTAAACCTGCAACGAGAACTAAATAATCCTTATGGATTGTTTGGTTCTCGTTATTTTTTTTTTAGAGCTCACCTAAGAGCAAGAGCTCACATAAGAGCCTCACATAAGAGCCTCACTAAAAGCACACGGTGAGGAAAGGACGAAGAGAGGACCACTACCTATCCTCACCTAGAGTACAAACTGTCTGACCGTTGGTACTTCTATTTTAGTTATGAGATAATATCTTATAACTAAAGGCTACTAATGTACAACATCTACTTAAACCAATGCTCATCAACTCTAGAATACATAGCATCTAAGGCAATCTACTCACTTGAGCTACCGGCTCACGTAGTAGCTACATCAACCATAACAGGTGAGACGTTCCAACTCGTCCTTGATACTATACAAGACTATGAAGAACTATCAGATGATAACTTCACACTAACAACAAAAGGATACTAATGCAACACACTTACACAGCACAGCAAATGGTGGCATCACCAACAGCTAAGATGATAATAGCTAACTGCTATGAAATGGACCTCTTTGGTATGGAAGTAAAAGAGATAGCAGAAGACTTATCCAAGCGCTATCAAATCAATCTAACAGAAGCTATGGTAGTAAAAGCTATACAAGCAGTAGATAGTGAAGCAGAGATTGCTTCACTAATGGTTATAGTTTAAGCTGCCTTTAAGCAGAATGCACAAAACAATAGTATATTATATATACCCCTAAAATATCTGCCGACTAATGAACGGATCTGTTCATTTGATAGGGCAATTGTTCAAGAATTGTTCAGTAATACCCTCATAATGAACAAACTTTGAACAATTATTAGCAACTTATGCTACAATTAAGCGTTAAACATAAAGGAGATGTATGAGTATCAAAGTACGACTAATGAAAGACGGACCATTTCCAGTTAACAATAAACTAGCCGGTCTAGTACCAATGGCAACTGGGGTAGAACAATCAGTGTTAACAGAAGACATAAAAGTCAACGAACAACGTGAGCCTATTGTTATATGGCACGGAGAGATAGTAGACGGTAGGTGTAGGCAACAAGCCTTAGTACTACTAGGTAAACATATTGTGTATAAAGAACTAGACGACGACTTAACAGAAGATGAGGTACGAATCTTCGTCAAGTCAGTTAATACTAGACGTAACCTTACTCTTACTCAGAAAGTTATTACTGCCTGTAAAGAAACATTAAGACCAGCCAACACTCAGACTAAACAAGAAGTGGCTAATGCTTGGGGCATTGGTAAAGTTACCCTTGAAAACGCTCGATACATTGCCAAAGTTAGACCAGACCTAATAGAACCTCTGTTCAATGGTCTTACTGTTGCTATTACTAATAAAGAAGGCAGGGAGACACAGACGAATAGAGTAACATCTATATACGCTTATATAAAGCGTCTAGAAGAGGATGTAATCGTAAACCAAGACCGTGGGTGGTCTACTGATAGTTATATCACCACACAGCTTGGTAAAGACTTCTACTATTCAGTGATAGCATCAGGAGTAATCACTCCAGAAATCCAGATGATATTAGCTGATGAAGCTAATCGAAGATATGAATTGAAATCAGGTGCAACAACCACTGACTTCAATGACAACTCTATTTAGACTCTCATATCTACCCTACAAGGAACGATGTTTCTAGGGGTACCTTAGGTATTGGTGAGGGTCTTTTAGGGGCTAAAAAGTGCCTTAAATAGGGCTAAAAACTGGACCTGCGGTCTTTTACCACAATTACCCATAAATCTAACAACCCAACTTCAATGCAAACTGAAGAATAAACTACCCAAACTACCCTAAAAATCCCATAAAGGAAAACGCAATGCCACAACTAGAATTAACACCATCAGAATTAACAACAGCAATAGACAAAGCAATCCAAGTTGAGGTATCTAAACTAGAAGCCTTTAAAGCAAGAGACACTAAAACAATAACTCTCTCTGAAGTAAATGCTAACAAACACTTATTTCTAATTAGAAGTGTAACCTCAGAGACACTAGCTGAACTAACATCACCAGATGAAGTTATACAAGAGATGTTAATCTTTAAAGAAAAAGTAGCCAACCTACTTAATCCAATAGCACTCTCAGTAAAAATAAAAAAGCAATATTTAGACTTAGATACTAATGACATAGAAGGAGGATATGCACTAGCAACCTACTACGTTATCAAATCTTCTCTACCAGAATACTACAT